TCCTCTGCACCAGCATAGTCGCTAAAAGTCTTTAGAACTTCGTAGATTGCAGGGATTAAGTCACCCTTTAAATCTTCCATATTGATATAGTGTGCGTTTTCTTTGACTGTAGCCATGTTGCCATGCCTTGCCGACTCATCGTAATGAATAGCGACTTGGACTTGGATTTGGTCTTTAGTGCCAAAGAAGTTAGTGATTCTAGCGTAGGCTTGTGGGGCTGGTACGCCAAATTGTGTTTGAACAGCGAGCTTTAATGCCATGATTTCTCCTTAGTAAGTCATTTCGGTTGTGCGGATTTGTGCTACTGTTCTAATTGTTGTACTAGCCTGTCCTGTAAAGGTTACGGCTAGTCCACCATTAGTCGTGTCTGCTGTTACTGCAATAGTCCAAGTAGAAGCCCCAGCATCAGCAAAGCTAGATGTTACTGTAGGAGTACCGACCAAGGCAGTCGAGGCGGCATTAGCACCTCGTTTAATTACACCCTCGATAGTCCAGCCTTTAGTGTTACCACCGCCAGTTACTCCTGAGATAACTTCACCTCTAAAGAAGTAAGCAGAGTTATTAGGTAGTATTACTTGGTTTGTTCCGCTTGCTGCACCGCCATCACATGTAAGTGCTGTTGCTGTGGCATCTGTAGTCTGTTTAGCAAGAACAAGTAAAGCGGCTTGAGATGCTCCTGCTGTTGAACCGAGAGGGTCATAACAAGCAGGAAAAGCGTGATAACCAGTCAGACTTCTAGTTGTGCCACGCCTACCACCCATAATTGCAGAATTTCCACCACTAGCGGCATGATTATCACCACCGCCTATAAATGAACTAGCGCCTGATGAATTATTAGATGTACCACCAGCAATCGTTGATAATGTACCACCAGCTGTACTATTCCATCCGCCACCTATAAATGACAATGTTCCGCTTGCAGTATTTGCAAAAGTATTTGTGCCGTCTGTACCACCTCCACTAACAACAGAACCAGCACCACTAGCAGTATTCTTTCTACCACCACCAACAAAACTCCAATCCCCACTAGCCACATTCCTATTAGCCGCAGTACCAGCGTCCCCGCCCCCACAAATTACAGAATAACTACCTGTGGCTTGGTTATTACCACCGCCTACTACTACTCCATGAGGAGTATAGAAAGATAGAGTTGAGGTTGATGAACCTGATGCGGCTTGTGATAGTGTTAATGATGTTCCTGATATGGCGGCTACATAGGTTTCATTGGCTATTGAAGTTCCTGTAATTCTTTGCCCAACTTTAATTGATGCGTTAGAGCCACTAAGCGTTACGGCTGTTGTGCCGTTCATTGTTCCGCTTTGAGTAGTTACGGCAGATGCAGAAGTTCCACTATTTGTATATCCACCGCCAATAAAATTCATATATCCAGCGGCAGTATTTACTTGACCACCACCTACAAATGCGTAACTACCGCTTACTGAACCTAGTGAACCTGAACCAACAAAACTTGCTACACCAGATACTGTATTTTGATATCCACCAGCTATTGTTGAATTATAAGAAGAAGCTGTGTTATTTGTTCCGCCACCAATAAAACTTAATTGACCACTTGCTACCTGAGAAGCAGTAGCCCTAGACATTTGCCAATCAACAGCATTAGCACCTCTAGCATTACCACCTGCTGTAGTAGATGTAGTAGCTTGTGCTTGTAATGCGCCTGTTCCTGCTGGTTGTACAAATAAAGAACCATTAGATTCTAGTCCAATAGTAGATACTCCACTAAAGGATAGGGTAGGAGTTCCGTAAACTGCTGTAGTGGTTGTAATTGTGCTGGCAGTTGGAGTTGTGCCGTTTTCTAATTGTCCGTTGTAGAGGTAAAAAAATGTACCTGAAGTGGCATTAGTATTATTATCTGCATCGGCTAATCGAATAGCACAGTTGCCACCACCAGTTCCAGTAATACTGCATCTATACCATCCGTTACCTACAGAAGTAATAGATGCTGTTAAATTGGCTTGAACAGTTCCTACTGTTCCGTTTGATAAATTAAACCAAGCAAAATTGTTACTTGTTGCAGTACCAAAAAGCCTTAACCAAGTAGATGTTCCAGCCTTTGCATAAACAGAAGAGGTAGTTGGAATTGTTGTGCTTTGTGTTGGTGTTTGAGCAATACCACAAGCGGCAGTTGATGTGCTTGTCATTATAAAAGCGTTTAAACCGCCAACAGGGTCAGTTGTTGCAGAAGTTGTTGCTACTGTTGCATTTTGTAATGTCCATGCAACATTCGTAAATGTATTGGAATAAGTATATAAATTACTACCAGTTCCGTTTACCCTAGCTGTCTGTCCTGTAATCGTAGTAGCGTTTACAGAGGATGGGGTAGTAGCACCGATAGTAGTGTTATCGATTGTGCCGCCTGTGATGGCTGCAGCAGTCTTTTCTACTTTATCTGTGTTGAGATTAGTAAAATTAGCATCTACTTCTACATGTGTAAGCGGAGAGCCTTTACCGACTCTGGTAACAATAGTAGACATATTAAGCTAAGGTAACTGATAGATTACCGATTGCGATCTTAAATACATCTCCTGTTTCTATTGTTTTAGAACTGTCTAGTGCTGTATGGTAGTACAGATTACCGCTTGTGCTTGCATCTAATATTCCAATATGGCTTACTGTTCCCCAAGTCGATGTGCATTGTGGGAACTCTACCGCAGCAGAGTTTGTAGATACACCATTGCTCGGTGCGCCAAATGTTACTGATTGTCGAGCATACGATCCACCACTTACCTCTGTGCCTGTACCAGCATCTGTTGGGTCTGCTGTATAAAGACCAACATAAACTGTTGCAGGAGAGGTAAAAGTTGTTGCTCGTAGAGTTGCATTGATTAGTGCGTTCTCTAGGTAGTTTGACATTTCAGCCATAGTATTTCCTTATCGTGAGGTTACGCGCATTTGTAATGGAACACCCGAATACTCGCTATTTTGGTCTGCATCGGATATGTTTTTAATTGCTCTGTCGTACAGGGTTGCCCATGTCTGACTTCTTGCATCATTAATTAAGTATGGCTCTGCTTCTAAAAGAGAGGCATAGAGGAGAGCATCTGGATAATTAGCAAGAAATACATTGCTTGCATTACCAGTAGACAATACAGTAGGTTTAGCATAGTAGAGGATCTCCAATGTATATGCTGTGTCTGGCTTTGGTGCTAACTCAAACTCAGTTGCCAAGATTGTGTAATAAATTGGTTTGCCACTCTCGTCTGCCGGAGCATCCCTAGTAAATAAACTAGGAGACATATAAGTAATAGGGTATCTTGGATTGCCTTGAATATGTAAATCACGAATCTCTAAGAAGTTTGTTGGTAAGGCTACTTTGCCATCACCACTTACTGTTAACGCAGTAGCTGACTCTAACATCTGTCGAGTGCGTAGGTCTCTAGCCATGCGTAACTCTGCAAAGCTAATAAAGTCGGGGATAACCGATGTTAAGTCTGATCGACCTAAGTAGTTAGCCACCGATGCTTTAAGATCGGTAAAGTTTGTGTAAGCCATGATTTCCTAATCTTTTGGTAGTTCAATGTTATGCCATCCATAGACATACTGCCCAATATGCTTTATCTGTTTGGATAGATCGTGGTCTACCCAAGTATCAACTCCTACATCCTTTGCTTTAATACAAAAGTAAATGTCCTCGCCTAATATCTTGTTGTTTAAAAGTTGCTCAAAGTAGAAGTAGGGTTTTTCCATCTTCTTAATGACACTCTGTTTAATCAACATAATTCCACAGCCAATCCCATCTACTTTCTCAATGCCTGACTTAGCATTGGAGTAAACCGCTAACCAATCTACAGATCCATCATCATTAATATGGATATTCCTAGCGGTGGGGCTAACAGGTTCTGCCCTTGTAGTTGCGTTGACCCCGATAATATCTTTATCGTGAGCCATCAATATTTTTAAAGTGTCTTTTGGAAACCTCATATCAGCATCTACAAAGAGCAGATAATCTGCCTTGTTTTCTAGTGCTGTTTCTACCAGTTTATTCCTCTGGTCAAATATTAGCGTTCCAGCACTCGTAAACAGGTCTATATCGTGTTTTGTGGTCTTAATGGTATATGCGCACATTGCCACCAAATCAAACGCTGTAGCGACCTCCATTTGCCCTCTAGCAGGCAATAAAATAGCGATCCTCATACTTGACCGCCTCTCGTTCTAAAAACCCTATTCTCAGGATCATTTAGCCAATTCTTTAGGGCTTTTTGATCGAGAATGTAATAACCTCGCATGATGCCTTTTTGATTTAGCATCTCAATAATTTCTGATGGTAATGTTGCTATCTTGTTCTTTGGATCAAATGGAGCATCACCCCATCCTGTTTTTTCGCTGCGCTGATTGAATTGATCTTTTGTGTGATCTATAAATTCTGTTAAATCTGTTTCTGTCTTAATAATAAGACCGCCTTCGCCATCTGCGTAGGCTGTTTTTATTACTCCGTTTGCTACACCTAAATTACCTCGTTTGCCGAGTTCTGACATAAATACTCCTAGAAAGGGGGTGGTTTTTGTCCACCCCCTATTCTACAACTTATCTAGATTTTATCAAGACAAGTCAAATACACCGCCATGTGCTGCTTCGTTGCTTACTTCTAATGTCAATTCAGCCAAGATTTGCTTCTTGTCGGCATCGCCAACACGAGCAATATCATAGGTCTGGAATGGGCGCAGATAAGCTAAAGAAGCATACTCTGGATCAAGGATCAGAGCATCACGACTACGCATAAAGCGATCTGGAACGATCTGCAATACACCAAAGTCGGACTGATACAAATCAGCACCGGCTAGGATGGTTGCTTGACCATTTGTAGGCACTTGATAGCGTTGTGCTGCCAAACCTGTAAAGCCTGATACTACTTGCTTTTGTGCAGGGCTAACAAACAATGCTGATGGTGTGCCACCGCTTGAGAATACGCTTGCAATCACAGTCTTTAACAAAGTCTCTGTGAAAGAACGAGTTGTACCATCTGTACGAGTAGAAACACCAAGGGTTGTTGGGTCTACACCAGTTACAGAAGTACCATTCTTGCTTGTGTTGGTTTTGATGTAAGAGAGCAAAGAACCCAATTTACGAGCATTACCTGTCGATGCTGCTGTTTGACCTTGGTTAGCTGTAATAATGGTTTCGATGTCTCGCTTCATTTCAGACGAGGCTTTAGCCATTTGGTATGCCATCTCAGACTTACGACCAGCAAGGTCAGAAGCCTGGAGAGTGCCAGAAACCATAACTGTCTTACCAACGATCTGGGTGTAGTTACCGAGACGAGTTGTTGGAGTAATAGTTCCTTCTGTTGCAGTTGCACCTTCAACTAAAGCATTAGCTGTAGTAGCTGCTGCAAGGCTGTCTGTTTGCCACTCATGGTAGACAGAAGTAGCTTTTGTCTTACCAATAGATGACATGATTGGGGTGTCTGTTGGGCTGATGTTATAGATAACATCTGTTAAGTCCTCACGAGCACCAATTGCTGAAAAACGATCATATGCTGCCATAATAAATTTCCTTTATAAGAATCTTTCAAAAATACGAGCTGCATCCCTTTTATTTCCAGTTTTTTGGAGGGTGGCTCGTTCCTTTTTCATTGCTTCGGTTTCAGAACTCTGCGGATTAGATGTTCCTGGTCTAAAAGTTTTAGGCGCAGTAGCGACTTTTTTAGTAGCTGCTCCTTTATTTGCCATCAACTTTTCATACTGCATTGCTTTGTAAAGTGTTTGCACAGCACGACTGTCATAGACCTGAGACAACTCTTGGTCAGAGAAACCAATAGATTTAGCATAGTTCCGTATATCCCTACGGACTACTTCTGCTTTAACCTCATCCTTAAACTCAGGGATGGCTTCTACTAACTTCTGTTGCTCTTGTTTAATATGCTGTTGTAGAAGTGCTTGTTGGTGAGACTGTTGTTCTTGTTGAACACGCTGTTTTTCCATTTGCACCGCTTGCAACTGCTTATCTCGTTCCATCTTCTCTGCCATAGCAACTGCGTAAGCAATAGGATCTTCCGACTTTAATGATGCTAAGTCTTGACCTTGGTCTTGCTGTTGTAGCAATTGCTCTATGACTTGGAGTCGTTGGGCATAAGTCTCACGAGTCTTTGCTGCTTCATCAATCTTTATTCTTTCCGCTTCTACAGACTTGCGTTGTTCCGCTAAAGATTGAGTTTTTTTCTGATAATCGGCAGTCCTACTGTATCCATTTAAAAGTTCATCAAGACTAACTTCCACTTCTTCACCAGAGACTTTAACTCGGTATCGTGGTTGTTCCTCTACAACTTCATCCTGGCTATCAGCTTCTTCTGCACTTACATCTTGCTCCTCGTACTCAGTATCAGCAGGATATTCTTCTTGCTGATCTTCACTAGCTTCTGGTTGGGCTTTCGCCTCCTCCGCTTGTGGTTCAAGAAAAGACATAAATGCATTAGCTGCACCTTGAACAGATGTATCTACACTCCCTTGTGGGTTGGTGTTTTCACTCATTTTCTCACCTTACAGGTTGTTAAAAAAACTTAATCCTCTTTTTCTCGATTTCGCCATCGTGTGCAATTGATCGGATAGAGGCTTCAAAATCTTCTATGGCTCGGAGTTTGACTAGGGCTTTTTCTCTGCCTTCTACATCATCCTCGTTAGAGCCAAATATATATGATTTATATACTTCCTTTTGAGTCTCTAATAACTCAATAAAGAAATCATCTTGTAATAAAGTTATTGCTCGATCTACTTTGCTCATCCAGGTATCCTGACATCACCAGTTAATTTAGCACCAACTTGGGCTGCTTTCAACTGAGCTTCTGCTTGGAACTCTGCTGTCTTTAGTTCTAGATTAGCTGCTGCCTTCTCTCTTTCGAGTTGGATAGAGGCTTGTGCTTTTGCTTTAGCGATTTCGATGTCGTTTAGAGCTTTAGCACGATCTACTTCAATCTGTGCTTGTGTCTGTGCCATTAGCGCATCCATCGCTGGATTAGGCATTGGCTGTTGTGGCTGTGGCTGAGATAGTTGTTGGTCTAGCTCTGGTGGAATCTCTTTAAAGAACTCCATTGAGTCTTTGTACCCTGCTGCCTCGATAAACTTACCAAGTGTGTTGCGATACTGACCCACACTTACTAACGGATTAGCAAAGCCTTGTGTTGACAAGATTTGCTCTTGTTTCTGCATAACCATCGCTGCCATAGCCATCTTCTGATCTTGGCTACCTGTTCCTAGACCAACATTGACTGTTACATCGTAGTTGTTCTTCCACTCTCTAGGATCAATCGAAACATACTTACCTCGTAAACGAATAACTCTTGGCTTGTCCTGATACTTTAGGATCAAGTGGAAAATACCTGCGAATAAGTCTTTTACACCTGTATCGGCAAAGATTCTAGCAATCATCTCTATACGACCAGAGCCTGCTTGTTGCATCGCTGCAATCGCTGTTGCTGTGGTGTTTTGTAGAATGTTAGGATCTATACCTTGGCTTGTAGATGTAACACCTGAACGCTTTTGCAATACCTGATCCATGTAGTCCAACATGGGGAAAGATTGCGATGCTGTTGGTGGTACAGATAAAGGCTGAACTGCACCTTGAGACTTAATACGCACTACACCACCAGGCGCAGAGGTTAATAAATCGTCTAGGTTTACTTGTCCATCTAATGCTGTAACCCTAGGCATATTGGTCAAATACAGATTGTCTAGGATCTGGCGAGTAATTGTAGACTTGATAAGTTGGATGTCCATTGCTCTGTCTGCCAAGCTCTGACCAAAGAACTTATGTGGCATAGGAATAGGGCAGATGCTTGCAAAAGGAATGTGATCTGTTTCCTCGTTGTCAATAATCTGATTGCCTGCATAGACTACCTTGCGGAGTTCTGCAATCCCATCACCATCAAAGTCGGTACGAATATAGCATTCGAACAACTCTACTTCTTGCATCGTAAAGTCTAATGTCTGTGTCTCGTCTGGCATCTCGCCTTGACTAAACCTTGCTACTCTTTCAGGAGTATAAGTAAGGTCGTTGTACGCTGGCATCTTGTCCACTTGATCTTGTGGATAGCCCATAGCGATTAAGTCTGAACGAGTCTTAACTGTGCGATGTGCGACAAATCGTGCGTTCTTGATGCTCTTATCGCGCTTGGCGATTAAGAACTCCTCTGGTGGCACATTCTCTACACAGACCTTACCGACTTCTTTTTTCTTTTTGATGACTACATTGTAAGAAAGGATAGGCATACCCATTGGGTCTATGCCGACTTCCTCGGTCTCTTGGCTGATTAACTCCATCTCGCCATCAGCAAACAGAAGTGTTAGTTCTTCTGCGTTTAATCCTTTGTATTCTTCCTTGGTAGGATCTTCGCTGTCTTCCCACCAATACTTTACGATTCCGTTCTTCTGTAGAAGTGCATCCTTCATCCAGTTATGCATGAGGATAACACCATCGTTATCGCTAAAGAACACATAGTTCGTAAGTTCGGTAGCTTGCTTGGCGAACTCCTCGTCTCCAGGCATCCTTGGCTCGAACCGACCTAACTCGTCTGATCCAGCAAAGATACGCATTAATTGAGGTAAAGCACCATCTACGACCTCGGCTACCTCGCCTGTTACGATCTTAGAACGACCATCTACCTCGTTGCCATACTCGTAACGATTGTAGTAGTTGATCGCCTTTGTGCGTTGCTCTACTGTTTCGGTCTCTACATAGCCGATAGCATCATCTATCTCTGCTTCGAGAATGACCTTTAGTTTCTGTTCATCCATTTATACGATCCATGAAGTTTTTACTGTTATCGGTTGCGACCAAGTAGTGTTTTGTTCCATTCCTAAAGCTAAATAACGAAAGCTGTCGCTTCCATGACTTGCCCAGTCGTGCATTGGCTTGTCAAAAAAGACATTACGCTTTTCATCGTAATCGCGCCTATAGTTCCTAAGACAGTCTAGCCCTTGCTTTACCTGTGGCATATTGAACCAACATCTCGGTAGTAGTCTACGGACTGCCTGAATACCATCATCTACAGAAAGTCTTGGCAGAACCCGAACATCTAATCCAGCTTCTCTCAACACTTCCAATCTGCTCTTGCCTGTGCCTAGTTCTCTTACTTCTACATCGTGTGGTAGGAGTTGCTCTGCTTTCTCCCACTTGTTATCTTTTAGCCAATTAACATACCAATCTAGTCCTTGACCATGATTCTCTACATAGTCTAGTAGTCTTACTTCTTGTCCTGTTGCTTGTGCCACCCATAACGCTGTGCTATCACCCATGCCCAAATCCCAAGCCACATAAGTTCTACAGAGATCATCTCTTGTAATGTCGCAAAGTCTACCTTTTTCTTCGAGGTCGTTGATGAGCTTTCCATAGTAACTTCCCTCTACTGCTGCGTTAAAACTACACTCGAACTCTTGATTGTACTTGTCCTCGCCCATCTCTTTCTTAGCAGACCATAATTCATCTAAGTCTATTAGCTTTGTTTCGCTTGCCTTAAACTGTAGTGCAGCCCATCCTTCTTCTTTGCCTGCTCTGTCGAACAAGTCCTTGAAGTGGTTGTTTCCCTTCGGTGTGCCGATAAACAAGCACGACCCTTTTCTGTCTGCAAGAGCCGGTCTGATAATCTCGTTCCAAATCTTAGGATTTTGATCGCCAATTTCGTCTAGCACTACAGAGTCGAAATATTGCCCGCGCAAAGAATCTGGGTTATCCGATCCGTAAAGCTGGATTCTCCTTCCGTAAAAATCTACCCTTAATTCCGCAATATTGGCTATTGCATCCAATGGTCTACAGAAGTTTGTAAGGTAATCCCAAGCCACCCTTTTTGCCTGGCTATATGTCGGTGCGATATACGCATACCTAGGGTTAGGCTTGTCGTTTTCCATCGCTGCTTTTATCAGCGCGTTCAGAGCTTGTACTGTCTTACCCATTCGCCTGTGTGCCACTACCACTACAAAGCGATTGTTCTCCATCGCCTCATGGATTTGTAACTGAGGTTCTCTTGGCTTGTAAGGGATAACGACTCGTTTTACCTCATCGTCTGCGTACTCTACTTCTCCCAAGCGACCACCATCTTAAAGATGCCACCTTCTGCATTGCTTAGTTCGGTAGTGTTAACAGGCTTACCATCTATCCTGTCCATGACTTCCTTGATTGCCCAAGGCTCTCCGGCTTCTGCTGACTTGACTAGTTTCTCGGTAATGTTCCTGAGTTTCTTTCGATCCTCTTGTACTAGGGCTATTCTTAATGCATCGTAAAAGAGCTTTCCCTTTTTACCATTCTGATTGCCTGTAGGTGCGCCACCTTTATTAGTTGGCTCAACTTGTAGATTATTGTTTTCTGTAGAGTTTTCCATTCCATTCCCTATGGGTTGATGGTTGATGATGTTGCTATTCTACAACAGTTTCTTAACTCCGTAGAAGTATAGGTCTTTAGTTACCTCTCCTACTCCAAATTCGCAAATAGAAAACATACTGTCTAAATCAAAGTTCTCTACAAAGTCTTGTTCTGTTAAGTTCTTGTAGTAATCATGGCAGAATGGTGCATCTGCTGGACTAGTGCGTTTTGTTCCATGCTCTGCTCTGCCTGTAGTAGCACAGGTCATAACAATTAAACCATTAGGTTTTGTCATTCTGTGCATATTTTGGAATGTTGCTACCCAATCTGGGTTATGCTCAAAGCACTCACAAGAAATTATTGTGTCAAATTCATTATCAGGAGCATCGTAATCTTGCCCTGTACATACAATGTCTACACCTTTTCCTATGCCGAGGTCTATTCCTATGTAGTTGCAGTCTTTAAAAAACTGCCTAACAGACCCATTTATATCTAGGCTACCGACTTCTAATACTTTGCAATTAACAAAGTTATCAGGATAAAACCTAGCTACTGCGCTTACAAAATCAAACTGTTGTTGATGAGCCATTACCATTTAACTTTATCTGCCCAATATGCTGCACTCATCTTACCTTTGGCGATGTTGCTTGCATGACGAGCCTTAAATGATTTGCGCCTAGCTTTTGCTACTGTTGATTCGCCTTCTTTGGCAGGGCTACCGCTAACACCTTGCTGACCAAATCGTATTGTTTTGACTTTATCGCCCTCTTTTGCCACGACTAAATGGCTTTTAGTAGGGTGGTTTGGTGTTCTTTTAGGCTTGTTATAGCCTGCAACACCCATTCTTTCAAGGATGCCTGCTGCCTCTCGGAGTTTCACTTCTTGTACCGAGCCGACTTGCCTGCCTCACTTAGTGCTATAGCGATGGCTTGTTTGGGATTCTTAACGATCTTCTTGGACTTACCAGAGTGCAGTTTGCCCTCTTTGTACTCGCCCATGACTTTGCCGATCTTCTTCTGTGCTTTGGTCATCTTCATTTTTTAGCCTTTAGTGGTTTAGCTGTCTTTGCTGCTTGCTTGAAAGCCTTTGCTGTTGGTGCGCCTTTTGTGCCAGGCTTACGCATCTTCTCGCCTGATCCTTCGGCTATCCTTTTACGCTTTGCTGCGATATTGCTGTAGAGACCCTGTTTCAATCTTCTTCTCCTTCATATTCACCTTCTTCTGCGCCCATAGGTTCAAAAGCCATACAGCCTCGTTCACCTTTGCAGACAAAATCAAATATAGCACAATGACCCATATCTTTGGGAACACCGCATTTAGTCATTTCTTCGCCTGTTTCGTAGTATTCACAGGCTTTGCACTTGCCTTCGCCATCCTTACGATCACCATATTCGGCTGTTAGGACTGCTTTTTTCATGTTGCCTTTGTTAATATCGGCATCCATTGTAGAGAGTGGGCAAGATTCGGTATCCGATTCCAATAGACCGCCCTCGGACTTTTCAGCCATCTTAGGCTCTTTGCCAAGGAGTCCAATCATTATTGACATACCTTTTTTTTCCATATTTCACCCAAAAAAAAGCCCTATTGCTAGGGCTATGAAGAAGAATCACTAAATTCTGGGTGCAATTACCCAAGAAAATTATACAAGTGTTTTTTACTTTTGTGAAGTAAACCATTGTTGATGTAGTTCCGGCATATTTTCTTTTATCCATTGCTCTGCCTCTCGGTGGTTTTTGCCATGATCCATTCCGATAGTTTGGCTGCCGACATGGTGGACATAAGACCGACTGACATAGTTTTTATATCCGTTTGCCCTTATTTCTAGGCATTGGATGTCATCCGAGAACCAGTTGATAGGCTTGTAGTCTACCCATTTGTCCTTATGTA